GTCGAGGAGGCTCAGGTCTTCGCGGCGGGCGTTCGCGATGTGCGCGCGGAGGCGCTTGTCACCGTCGTTCTTGCACTCGCCCGACACAATGGCATTGACATGCGCGCGGACGGCGAGCGCCATCGGCCGGACGACGTTCGTATGGAACGCGAAGACGCGCGGGTGGCGGCGACGCTGGCGGGCCTTGCCGATGCGGACCGTGCCGTGGCGGCCGACCCACGCCGAGACGTAGCTCTCCCACCAATACGGGTCCGCCTTCATCCGCAGGACGTCCCAGCGTCTAAACGCGCCTGCCACTACCTCGTCGACCTCGTCGCCGGGAATCTCGTAGCCCGGGACCGGCTTCCCGTCCTTCTGGCGCGGGACGCCCCAGGCGCCGACGACGAACTGACGACCCGTCGCGACGCAAGTCCCGACGAGGCCCGTCCAGTCGCGTGACCGCGAGCCGTCGAAGCCGAGCGTGATCGGGGCGCCGGGCGAGGGTTTCCAGCCCACCTCGGCCAGCTCGTCGAAGCGGGTCACTGAGTAGACCTGACTGGAGGAGGCGACCTCGCGGTTCAGCCACACCCGCTCCCAATACGCCAGGTCGTTGTCCGGGTCGTACGAGAGGCCCACGACGTAGTCGACGTCGGTATGGGCGGCGGCGGGGCCGGACGCCTCCAGGACGGCCGCCACGCGGCCCTCGCGGGTGTCGAGGTCGTGCCGGTCGCTCGCGTACCGGTGGTAGAAGAAGAGCGACGGCTCCTCGACCTCGCCCTTCTCGATCAGCTTCGCGTAGTTGTGCGTGCGCTCGGCGATCGAGTCCTTACCGGGCTCGTAGCTCGTCGTGACCTCCAGGCTCCAGGCGTCGGCCGCCTTTCGCTTCGGGAGGTTCTGGAGCATCGTCTGATGCGCGTGGCGGAGCCGGTCGGAATCCTGGCGATGCGTCTCGTCGAAGAGCTGGAAGGTCGTCCGGGCGCCGTCGCGCGAGTTAGGCGCGGCGGCCAGCGCGACGGCCTTCCCGGCGGCCTTGCCGTTCGCGCCCTTGACGAGGATTCGCTCCACGCCGAGGTCGAAGTCGTCGGCGAGCGGCCCCTCCCCGAGCATGACGAGGAGGGCGCCGTACGCCAGCTCCTCGGACTGCTCCTCCGTGAAGGCGACCATCGGGATATACGGGTCGCTCACGCCGACGCCGACGGGCTCGCCGTAGGCGTCGAATCCGTCGCACCGGACCGGCGCGTCGGGGTGCAGCTCGCACGCCGCGATGGCGGCGCCTAGCTCGGTCTTCGCCCAGCCCTTCCGGACGCTCAGGCCGCCGCGCTTGAAGCGGCGGCGCCCGGCGCGCGGGTGGTCCTGGGGGTAGACCTCGTAGAGGCGGTAGATGACCGCGCGCTTCTCGTCGTCGAGGCGGTACGGCTGGCCCCTGACGTCGCCGGGACCGAAGACGAGGAAGTCCTCCATGAAGTCGACGACCTGGGGGCCGAGCGTCGGGAACTCCTCTCCCGGCGGGTCGAGCCGGGGGACCATGAGAACGGCCATGCGACCTCCCGGGGTTGCGGCCTACCGTGAACGGTGTATACTCAGCGGCATGACCGCTTCCCGCCCCGTCGTCTCCGTCGTCGACCGCACCACGAGCAACGGCTCCACACGCGCCGGTCAGGTGCCGGTCATCCGGCGCCTCACGGACCTGATCGTCGATGGGGCCGTGGTCGAGACGATCATTTGGAACGGGCCGCTCCTGCGGCGCCTGGAGTCGAGGGGCCTCGGCCGGGACGACTACGTCGCCGAGCGCATCGCGCGGATCGAGCGCGGCTAGTCGTCGGCGCCGAGGAGGGCGCGCGGGTCGGGCTTCGCGGCGCTGTCGCCCTCGGCGGGGCGCGGGCGGTTCCGCTTCCGGCGGCGCTCCTCGGCCTCGTCGCCGCGATCGACCTCCCACTGGAGGCGGCGGCGCGCGATCGGGTCGAGGCCGTACTGCTGGCGCTGGAGCCGCAGCTCCTTCCCCAGCTCGTTTGCGCCGGACACCTGGCCGGACTCCAGACGGCGCCAGAAGGCGTCCGTCATCGCGACGAGGACGTACAGGCCCTCGACGTCGGCGTCCAGATACTCGCCGCGCATCGGCGAGGTCCACAGCTCCTCCCACAGCGCGACGGCGCGCGGGTGCCACTCGTCCTCCAGGTACGTCCCGTCCTCCTGCTCGATCCGGCGGGGCGGGAGGGAGGCGCGCATCGCCTCGACCTCGGGCTCCTCGCCCTCGACGGGCGGCACGAGCGACAGCCTCGCGGCGGTCGCCGTCTTGTTCCGCCGGGCGCGGAGCGTCGGGTCCTTCGGCGTGGGGCCGGGCATGGCGCTCACCTCCTCGGCGGGCGGAAGACGGCTGGACCGGGCCAGCTCGTTAGAGCCCGGCTCGCGGCGCGGGCAGGACAGGAAGGGGACGGGGCGTGTCAGGCCCCCGGAGGGCCGCTACGGGGCCGCCAGGGGCCGCTCCGGGCCTCCTCGCGACGGGGCCGGGGGATCGCCCTAGGGGACCCCTCCAACCCGTACAGGGGAAAATCCGCCCCCCTGCGCGGCGTCGCTCCCCCTCGAAGGGGGTTGCCCCCCTGGGGTGGGGTCAGCTCAGCGCGAGGCGCGCGGGCAGTGGAACGACGATGGCCCCGTGTCCTCCGCACGTCGGGCAGAGGAGCCCTCCTCGTCTTCCCCTCTCACAGCGGGGACAGGGAGCGCTCGTGTGTCCGTAGTTCTGGACAGTGGGGTGCACCGTGATCGTGAGGCCGTTCGGCCGTGCCCCAGGTAGAGCACCGTGGGAGTAAGCACCGTGCGCCATGCCTAGAACGGATCGGTCGTCGTGATGGGCTCGCGCGGTAGCGTCCACCCCCGTATCCAGACGACCCCCGTGGAGGGGTGGTACAGGGCGTAGGAGTAGCCGCGCTGGCGCTTCCCCCGGTAGTGGCGGATCAGCACGGCGGGGCCACGGCGAGGACGATCACGAGCGCCAGCTCCATGAGGGCGGCCAGCGTGAAGGCCGTCCCCTCATGCAGGGCGAGCATGACCTCCCACCCCAGGGCACGGAGGTTCAGCTTCAGCTCGCGCAGCTCGTGGGCGAAGGTGCCCTCGGGGAACGGATTCGCGTCCATGCCCTAGTCCTCCTCGTCATCGGTGTGGATGCCGGTCCCGGCGCAGGTGTCGCAGACCATGACCATCGGGACCCCATGCCACTCGGCCAGCTCGCCGACGCCCGTCCCGTGGCAGTCGGGGCACGGGTCGGGCTGAGCGTCGCCGACACCCCCGACCTCGGTCGGCGTGTCCTGGCCGCACGAGGGGCAACCGTCCGGCGCCCAGAAGAGGAGCTGACCGCACCCCTCGCCAGTAGGGCCGTCGCAGCGCCAGAGCTTGAAGCCGCCCAGCGGCTCGTCGAAGACGTCCGGCGTGTCGACGCCCTCGGGAGTGAAGTCACGCATTCGGGCACCCCTCGCAGGGGCCGGGCTCGTCGTCGGGGACGTCGATGCACCGGGGACAGGCGAAGATCGCGGCGGCCACGGCCCTCGGGGTAGCCGGAACAAAGCTGAGGTCACAGACCGTGCAGCCGTCCCCGTCGAGGGCGTGGAGGCAGAGCGGACACTCACGCAAGGCGGCCTCCCTTCCGGAGATTGCAGGGCTCGCACGAGGGGACGAGGTTCGTCGGCTCGTACGCGAGGTCGGGCCTCTGGGACACCGGGAGGACATGGTCGAGCGTGACCGCCTCCCTACCGCAGTAGTGGCAGGCGTCCCCAGGCTTCAGGAGGCGACGCTTCAGGGACCGCCAGCGGTTCGTCCCCGTGACGGTCGAGCTAGGGGACCGAGGCGACGTCCGCCGGTGCGCCGGGCAGTAGCCGCGATCGGCCGCGACCTCGGGGCACCCATCGAAGGCACAGGTTCGCGGTGCTCGCATCGGGCCTCCCCGTTTAGACGCGGTACCCTCCAGGGCGCTTCCCCGGAGGGGTCCGGGGTTGCGCTCTCAGAAGGGGGGCGGCGGCACTCGTGGCCGCCGCCTTCCGTACTTAGGCGAGGACGGCGGCCCGCTTCTCCTGAAGCCGCTTGACGCGGCAGTTCGCGAAGTAGACGGGGCCGACCGTCGAGAGCGGCGTCGTCGCGCTCATGTAGGTGTTGATGTAGAGCTGATTCGTGCCCGCGTTGTGGCTCGCGTACTGAGTCGTCCACTTGCGACGCGGGACGATGATCGACAGCGGGCCGTTCACGCCAGCGGTGCCGTACTTCAGCTCGTACCACCCGTGCTCGCCGGGGTGCAGCTTGTAGGTCATGACGAACGTCATCCAGGTGTCCCACGGGATCGCGGTCGACCAGCGCATCGTCGCGTCCTGTTCCTGGACGCCGATGTTCGCGCCGTCGCGGGTGATGATCCGCAGGGCCGGGCTTCCGGCGAACGGGCGGCCGTACGCCCACTGGACGAACTGAAGCCAGTTGCCGCTCCCGGAGAACGCCGAGAAGGCGCCGGTCGGCACCTTCATTTCGACCTGGACGCGGTACACCTCGCCGGGGTCGATCATCGCCAGTGAGGAGACGAGCTGCGCGCGGGGCGACGTGTTCGGGGTGAGCGGGAAGACGTCGGTGTTCTTGCACTTCATCGCGAGCGCGTTCCGGCCGTCGACCGTGACCTGGGTACAGCGGTCGCCGAAGGCGTCCGGTGTCGTCCCGGCGTACGCGGACTGATTCGCCCACGAGGACAGGAGGTCACCGTTCCACTCCGCGCCGACGTCGAGGGCACGAGGGCGAGCGGTGCGGCTCGTCGGGTTGACGGCCTCGACGACGAACGGGCCGGGCGTCGTCTCCGTGCCGTAGTACCCGCACCAAAGGGTGACCTTCAGGGCCGTGATCGCGAACGGTGTCGCCTTGCTCGCGCGGTTCGTCCAGCGCACGCCGTCAACCGACGTGTCGAAGAACAGATGCCCGGCGGCGTGGCGGATGCGCCACCATGTTGAGTCGTTCGGCGAGCCGAAGTTGTAGCCCGACGAAATGTCGTCGTACGTGGTGACACCGGCGACCTGGTACATGGCCCACAGGCCGCCCGCGTTCTGCTCGATCCGCACCGAGTTATTGGCGTCCAGGGTCAGCTCGAAGGACGCCTCGGTGCCACCGTTCCCGGCGGCGGGCGCGCTCGACCACCGGAGGACGCACTCGCTGTTCGTGAGGTCGTACGTCGCAACGGACTGGACGCCCGAGTACGAACTCGTGCAAGGGAGGCTGAGCTGGCCGCCCGCGACCGTCTCCGGAGACACCCCGGTCCGCACCCACGGGGCGCCGAGCGCGGACCCGGCGAAGTCGTCGACCAACGTCGAGACGCTTGCCATCGAGCTAACTCATGTTGCCGCCGGACGGGAACGCGAGGAGCGTCCCGTCCGGGGCCTTGACGAGGGTCAGGACGTCGATCGCGCCCGGCGTGGAGGACAGGTCGAGGCCCAGGCCGCCCGGGGTCTTCGGCGTCGGGGTCAGCGCCAGGGTCCGCGAGCCGGTCGCGTCCTGAGTCAGGACGAGTACGGCGCGGGCGCCGACCGGCATATTCGAGACGGTCAGCGCACAGTTCGCCGTGAGGGTCACGGCCGCGACGACATGGCCGCTCCCCTTGCAGTCGAGGGACGCCGTCGCGCCCCACGTCGCGTCAGGCGACAGGTGGGGACCCGACAGCGTCGTGACGGTGGTCATCTAGTCGACGACCACCTTCAGCGCGAGGAAGGTGTTCTGATCGTCGATGTGGACCCACAGGACCGGGCCAGCGGATGCGCTCGGCTGGGCCTGGGACGCGATGACGTGCAACGGGCGGCCCGGGAGCGACACCGGCAGGCCGGGCGTCACGGCGCCGACGATCCGCAGAACGCCTTCGCTGAGAAGTTCGGCGTAATACGGATTCGACGTGTCGACGTCGACCTGATCGCCGACGCCGATCGGCGTCCCGTCGGTGTCATCGACGGGAGCATGAGAGACGTTCTGGACGAGCGTCACGAGGGGACCTCCAGAGGTCGTGAGGGGCTGGGGCTAGACGCCGACGGGAACGATCGAGTCGAGCACGCGATGGGCGTACCGGCCCCACTCGGCGTAACCGGCGCCCTTCATGTGGACGCTGTTCGCGACGTTGAGGCCCGCCGCTTCCATCGCCGCCTGATACGCGGTCGCCTCGGCGGTCGTGCCCGGCGTGCCGAACAGGTCGCCGAGGTCGGCGTGGGCGACGTGCGGCGTGCTCGCGGCGATCGCCTTCAGCGCGGCGTTGTACTCGTTCTCCGTCGGGACGCCCGCCCCGTAGTTCGCGTTCACGGAGCGCGGCTCACCGAGGAACAGGACGTCAACGCCGTCGGCGGTCGCCCAATTCGCGAGCGACTGATTCCAGGTCGTGAACTTGTCGATCGTGACCCCGGAGAAGATGCTCGCGGCGCCCGCCTGCTGGGTCTGGTCGTTGATCCGCATGGAGAGGATCAGGAGACCGGGGCCGCCGACCGGGATGAACGAGCGCCAGTGCGCGCGGGCGGCGCGCTCCTGGAAGGACATACCGGCCGGACCGCCGGTCAGTCCCGAGCTGAGCTGGAGCGTGCCGGTGCCCGCCGAGGTCAGGCCGCCGAAGATGTCGCCGGTCGTGTAGCCGGGCTGGCCGACACGATGAACGACGGCGCCGGTCGTGCCGGTCCGCAGGCTCACGGCCGTGATGTAGGTCTGCCCGGAGGCGGGTCCCGAAATGACGATCTGCTCGCCAGCGGCGACGGTCAACGTCGTGCGGATCGGGACCTCGGTACCGGTCAGGGTCGCAATCGCGCCCTGTCCCGTGCCAGCGCGCGACCATGTCGCGGACGTGTCGCCCGGAAGGTTCGCCTGGGTCACGACGACCCGGGTATGACCCGCCGGGACGGTGAACGTGAGCGTCTTCGACGAGGAGTTGAGGAGGCGGTTATGCCGCAGGAGGGACGGGGCGTTCGTGCTCGTCGAGGCGCCGCCGCCGGACGTGATGAACGTCGCATCCGGCGCGAAGCCGCCGTACCCGGTGTCACCGTAGACGGACGCGAGACGCTTCCGTAGGGCGGACGGCCAGCTCTGCGGGAAGTGCAGCGCCATTTCGTCGGCCGGGTTGTTCGACGTGCCGTCCACGCCGATGCCGTACGTCGTGGAGTTGCCGACGCACACGATCGGGAAGTCGGCAATCCCCATCATGGCGGCGCTCAGTCCGATGCGGGTGCGCGTGAGGTGGTCGGCGCCCGTGACGATCGGGAGCGACCGAGATAGGAGGGAGGAGACAGCGGGAGGCATTCGGGACCTCGGGGCTAGTAGGAGCGGAGGACGTCCACGACGGCGTGAGTCGAGCCGGTGCGGACGTAGAGGCAGAGGGCGGAGCCCTGCCGCACGTCGAGGCCGAGCGCGCGCCCGACCTTCAGGGTTCGGATCGAGTGACCCACCGTCGCGACGTCGAGGCCGCCCAGCTCGACGTCCACGGTCCCCTCATTGGAGAGGAAGTACGAGTCTTTGCCGGACTCGTCGTAATCGAGGTCGGCGAGCACTACGGACAGGTCGACGACCGTCGTCGGGGGCACGTCGACCTGACGGGCGATCACGGCCATGTTGGGGTCCTTTCGGGAGAGGGGAAAACGTCCGCGCTGGGCGGCGCCGGGGAGGCGTCGGCGGCCGAAGGTGCGGGCCAGCGCGGGCAACCCCTCCCGCCGGGGCTTCGGCCAGCGGCCGAAGATGTAGGACTAGCGACTAGGCGGCATCGGGTCCGCGCGCATGTCGGCGCGGATGCGGGCCTCCCGCTGGGCGTCGCCGTCCTCGCGGGCGTCACGGAGCTGACGCCAGCGGACGGCGTCGCGCTTCACCCACGCGGAGTACGCCGCTCGACGGGCGGCCCTCTCCTCGGCGTCCCGCTCGGCCTTGCGAGCGCGGCCCTCCTGGAGGGCGGCCAGGTGCTCGGCCGTCACGACTACCGGCCCCTGCGACGACGGCGGCGGTCGTTGCCGCTCGCGTCCTCGTGGGGCTTCGACGGGCGCAGCCCGAGGAACGCGCAGACCTGGCCGTAGTCGGCGCCCCGGAAGGCGCCGTGCGTCAGGGTCAGGCCGGACCGGCTCACGCGAGCCGGGGGCTCCATGCGCTCGGGCCGGGGCTCGGGGTTGCGCTCGGCGCGGCGGCTCAGGGCGATGCGCTGGGCGCGCTGGCGGCTCGTCTCGGTCGAGCGCGGCGCGCTCGGGGAGCCGAAGGTCATACGGTCCACGGTTGCCTCCCGGGGAGTCGAGGGGTGTCTAAACGGGGACGGCGCCGGTCGGCGGCGTCGGCGGCCAACCGCCAGCGATCAGCGCGGCGGCGAGCGCGAGGAGCGCAAGGGCGGCGATCACGCGGCTGTCCCCAGCGCGAGGGCGGCGCGGACGTCGCGGTCGAGCGCGTCGCGGAGGTCGGGCTCGGCGAGGAGGCGAGCCTTCGCGTTCTCGCGGCCCTGGGCCAGGCGCTCGTCGCCGTAGGCGAAGAACGAGCCGGACTTCTTCACGACCCCGGCCTCCACGCCGTAGTCGATCAGCTCGCCCTCACGGCTGATCCCGCGCCCGAAGTCGACGTCAAAGAACGCCTCGCGGAACGGCGGAGCGACCTTGTTCTTCTTCACGACGACCTTCACGCGGTTGGCGACGGCCTCGCCGCCGTCCTTCTTCGTCTCGACGCGGCTCACGCGGAGGCGCTGGGAGGCGTAGAACGGGAGCGCTCGGCCGCCGGGCGTCGTCTCGGGCGAGCCGAACATGACGCCGACCTTCTCGCGGAGCTGATTCGTGAAGACGAGGAGCGTCTTCGTACGGTCCGTCTTCGCGGCGAGCTTCCGCATCGCCTGGCCCATCATGCGGGCCTGAAGGCCCACGGACTGATCGCCCATGTCGCCGTCCAGCTCAGCCCTCGGCGTGAGCGCGGCGACGGAGTCGACGCACACGATCGCGGCCTCCCCGGAGTCGATCAGGTCGTCCGCGATCTGGAGGGCCTGCTCGCCGTAGTCGGGCTGGGACACGAAGAGGTCGTCCACGCGGACGCCGATCGCGGCGGCGTACACCGGGTCGAGCGCGTGCTCGGCGTCGATGAACGCGACCTTGCCAAGCTCGCGGGCCTGGGCCTCGGCGATCAGGTGCAGGAGGAGCGTCGTCTTCCCCGAGGACTCGGGGCCGAAGACCTCGACGATGCGGCCACGGGGGTAGCCGTCGCCCAGGGCGCGGTCGAGCGCGATCGACTGAGAGCTGATCCGCTCGACGGCCACGCGGGCGTCGTCGCCGAGGCGCATGATCGTGCCCTTGCCATAGGAGCGCTCGACCTTCGCGAGGGCGTCGTCCCAGGCGCTCACAGGCAACCCCGGAGCGGCCGGAACGGCTGGGCGGCCGTCGCCTCGTCCATGAACGCGCGCAACTCGGCGAGCCGCATCGGCTCGGCCGGATTCGCGGTCGGCGTCCCGGGGTGCGGCGTCGGCTCGTAGTCCATGTCCTCGGCGGCGCCGAAGAGGATCGTCGGGACGGGCTCCGTCGAGACCAAGGCGGCGACAGCGCGCAACGTGGCGCGGGCCGGGAACGTAAGGAGCGACGTCACCATGAACGGCCCTCGGGCACGCACGAGCGCTCGGCGCCGCAGAGGCCCGGGTCGGGGCACTCCGCGCAGAGGCGATCGTTCAGGAGCTTGCCCTCGCGCTCAGCGACGGCGTAGGCGCGCTCGGCGTCCAGCTCCTCGCCGGGCACCGGGGACGGGGACGGGTAGCGGCGATTCATGGGGGCCTCCCTCGAAGACGGGGACGGCCCCCAGGACCGCGAGCCTCAGCTCGGAACCCTGGGGGCCGCTTCGATCGGCGCAGTAGGCCGCCCCGGGCACCGGGCGGGCCGGATGGCGGGGAGTGCTCGGCGTGCCGGGGCGGCGCGACCGAAGGGTTGGCGGGGGTCCGGCCCGAGGGGCCTTCACTCGCCCGCCCGAAGTTCAGTGGACCTTCTGCGACGCTAGCAAGAATAGGACACCTGTCGGACGGAAACCGGACAGGCCCCGTCGAGGGCGTCTAAACGGGGGAGGCCCGCACGCTGGCGGGCCTCCGGGGGTGCTGCGCGGCCGGGCTCACCCCGGCCCGGTCGATGGGCGTTCCACTAGTCCATCGCCTCCTCGTCGCCGCTCGCGATCTTCTCCGACGTCCGGCGCCCGGCCTCCTCGCGGTACGCGGTCAGCCGCTCGTACTCGGCCTCCTCGTCGGGGGCGATGTGGCCGTCCTCGTAGTCCGGCTCCTCGTCCTCGTCCTCGCCGAGGTGGTCGCCGTCGGGGTCGTCGTCCCACTCGCCCAGCTTGCCCCAGACGTCCTCGTCGTCGAGGTCGACGTCCTCGTCCTCGAAGTCGTCGTCGTCGACCTCGTCGGCGACGTCGTCCCAGGTCAGA